GCAACAACACCTGTAAAATCAGCCGCCATTGTCATATCAGCTTTAACCTCGAAAGAAGCAGCGTTGCTGTTTCCTTTTAGCATAGCTTCGATAGCACCTTCTTTGATAGCTGCATCCAAAGCACCTTTGAATGATTTAGGAGTAGCCCCCGCCAAAGTTTTCTTGGCGTTTACTTCCATTTCATCCATTCTTTTAGCAATAGCTTCATGCTTTGCCAAATACTCATTAGAAAGGTTAGAAATTTCACTTTTTAGTGAAGCCTCAACCTCGCCTCTTGCGTTATCCTTTGCAGAATTGAACGCCTTTTCGATTTTTGAATCAACCAAGTTACCGATTTGGTCAAGTTGATTTTTTAGTTCTTCGTTCATTATTATTTATTTAAACGATTATACAAATATTTAACAATCTCACTCGTGTCAGTTTTTACGATTTCTGGCTCTGTGACTTCAACAGTCGGCAGAGTAGCGTTAACGTATATTGATTTGAGTTTTAAGATTTCAGCTTCAAGGGCGAATCCAAGTTCATCGGAAATTTCGCCTTTACGAATTAATTTAGCGATTTTGTCATAACGCTTTGTTACCTTTTCCAAATCCACGTTTCCTTTTACATCCAAAATCATTGCTTGGTCATTAGCAGCTAAAGTAACCGCAGAGATTTCAAATAATTTAACTTCGGTAAGTTCGCGATATTCGCCGTTCATTCTTTTTTGTAGTGGTAAAATACCTACGGAGTTTTCAGAAATTACTCCTGCCTTCATTAACTCGATTACATCTTTTCCAAGTTGCGTTTTAGGCACTTGCGCTTCAAATATCAAACCTTTGGCGTCCTCCTCAAGGTGTATCATTTTACCGATAGGTTTATCCATATCGTGCTGGTAAAGATACTTTACTCGATTTCCGTTTTCGCTTATTGTTTTAGTGTATGCGCCTTTGGTAATAATATCGCCATCGGAATCTACATTCCCAAAAACAGAACCGTAACCTTTTACGATTCCCATTTTTTCATCGGCATCAATTACTTCGCCTAAATGAGTTGATTTATATAACATTGTATTCATAATGCAAAGATATTAAATTATAGAAACTTGTCTTGGGGTTGTAATTATTGAGCAGCGACAGTTTACGTTATTGGCAGCAATAGAACCAGAACCAGGGTGTGAAAGTTCCTCCCCCCCTACTTTAAATTTTTCATTTCCGATTGCAATCTGACCGTTTGCAGCTGCGTGTGCATCTCTTGTTCTTGTGTCGAGCGCAGCAATCCATTGTTTGACTATGTTGTCGCTTCCGTACATATCTGTCGCAGTTTGTAGCGTTGCAAAGTTTGCCGCATTTGTGGCTTCCGTTCTTACAATCCTTCTTGCTTTCCAATCGGCTATGTTTTTAAATTGGTTTCTTAATATTTTACTCGCCTCACGTTCGTTTAAGGCTTGAAATTCTGGTACTTTATGAAATTTATTTAAAACTCGTACAATCTCTTGTTGTGAAGATAAAGAAACGCCTTGACCTTTATATTGGGCGATTTTTAAACCAGCTTCTGAAAACTTTTGACGCCAAATAGAATTGTAGCCACTTACATTAAATTCGTTAGGATATTTGCCTGTAAAACGATTATAATAAAACTTTGAAAACCTATCGCCAACGTTGCGGTACAAAACAGAATATAAAGCAGCCAATTCTACTTCTTTAAAATAGCCGTTCCAATAGTTTGTTTTTCCTGTTGCAATATATTCGTCAACGCTTTTATAAAACTCACGTTGGTAATAACGGCGAATTGGTACGATTTCTTTTTCTTCGGCTTTGTCTAATTCCGATTCAAAATCCGCTTGCCATTCTTTAGCTTCTTTGTCCGTTGCTTTTGTTGTGGCTTTATTTGTGTAAAGGTCATAACAAACGGCTACTCGCTGCGCTTGTGTTCCAAATTCAGCAACAACCTCTGGGTTGATAATGCAGCGTTGTACAAAATCAGTTCTACTTTCGTTTGTTCTGGGTTTTGGTAGTGGCATTATTCGCCTCGTATTTGTTTTATCTTTTTAATTGCCCAATCAACGCCAGCAGTTCCACCCCATAAATTCCAAGCTACATAACCGTTATCTTTCCACGGTTCGTCTTTATATTTAGGGTCGATTTCAGCGTTTTGTCTATGGCGGTTAAATTGCGCCATTCTTGAAATTACATCAATTGATAGTTTTTCGCGGTTTGCAAGTTGGTTGGCTCTTTGCCACCCTACGGCAGTCCCCCCCTTAACTTCATCACGACCATATTTTTCGCGCCATTCTAACATTCTACGGGCGTTGTTGGTCGCAGCTTGTGGATAGTCATCATAAGATGCCTTTGTAATTACTTCTTTTGGCTCTGCGGCTTCTTGTTGTGGTTGTACGTTATCGTATGCGCCTTGTTGAATTAATTCCCATTCTTCGTGGGTTTCAAAAGGCATATAAACCGTTGTGCCGTTCATCATATGGGCGTGATAACCATCACCTCCGAGTTCTTGCGCTCTTGCAACAGCTTCCGCTATTGTTGTATAAATATTTGGGTGTCCAGAAACTTGTGCCTTTAAAAGTTCGCTGTAATCTATCGCTTGTCCTTTTGGCTCTGGAATTTCAATACCTTCTCCGCTTATTGGCATTAGGTTGGCTGGTACGTAATAATCATCTAACTTGGCGTTATCTTCGTCAATACCGTAAGACATCGCAGCTCGTTTTTCGTTAGGGGTAATCCACCAAGCCTTGCCCATTTGGTCAACGACTTTATCCATTTCTTCTTGGAGTTCTGGGATAACGGTAAAATCAAAATCAATATAAAGTTTTTCGCCGTATTTAGGAGTAAGCCAACGGTTAAGTTCTTCTCTGATTTTAATTAGTTCGGGCATTACAGCGTTTTGATATAACGCTTTCTTTGCCTCTTTCATATTGTTATAAGTAGAGGCATCTGTATTGTTTAGCAGCTGAACAGGAACGTTGTAAATATTACAAAGGTCTTTAATCGATGCGTTGTATTGTTCAATCAGCGACAAGTCAGAAGCGTTTAAACCGAAATTCACCCAAGATAATTTTTTGGGCGTTATAATTACATCACCAGCATTGTCTGAACCTTGATAGGTTTGTTTGAATTTTTGTTTTAGCTGTTGGGCTTGTACTTCTGTTAAATCGCCTTCATCGGACATTAATACCCCCCTTGCTGTTTGATTTTGTAAATACTTAACGCCTGTTGTTATGGCTTCGTTATTTGTAGTCATTGAGCGAAGTCCAGCCTTTAGCGGCGACATTCCGTAAAGGTGTGAACCCGTTCCATCATAATATGGGTTAAAATCTTTAATATGGCAAACTGCATCAGCTGGTATGCGATACGTTCCGTTGTATTGTAAAGTATATTCTTTAACAGGCTCAAATAAACCACCAGACACGATTTCAGTAACTTGTGATGGCAAAACGTACATCTCGACAAACTTATTAGCGTTTGCACCTGTATCGGGCGTAATGCCGTAGATATATCTGTTTCCTGTTAGTTTACCAAAGGCAATAATTTCCTGAATCCAAGCGTTATAAGATTGCGCTGGGTTTGGGCGTTCTAAAATATTATGCAGTTCAGTATCGGATAACTCAACCATTGCCCTTTTTTGAAGGACTTTAGCGTTATGTAAAGCGGTTGAATTAAAGTCGCCAGAGGTTAATGCTTTGTAACGTTTTAAATCGTTTTCGTTTTGTATTTCGTAAACTTGAAACGGTACGGTTGTCGCAGCTTTTGTTATTAAGTTTATTATTGAGTAAATCGTTGAATTATATCTGTAACCTTTGTTGATATAGGTATCATCGTTTTCTGGATTCCAAACAATAGTTTCGCCAAGGTAGTTATAAATTGCTCGGTTAAAATCTATATGCGTTTTTTGTGCGTTTTTGGAAACAAAATTTTTGAATCTGTCGAGTATAGAAGCCATCTAATCTAATAAAATTTTATTATACAAAAGTAAGAATTAAATTACAAAGAATTCCGTGCGCTTTCCATACTGCGAATATACACCGTAACGAATAGCATCCATAAGGTGATTAAATCTATCAACGGGCTTGTTTATAATCGTTCCATCTTTTAATTCAGTCCAATAATATGAGTTGTATTCTTTTTGTAGGTTTTTAGATTCTTGGCTAACGATAACATCAAATTCCTTTAAAAGTGAAATACCAGCAGTTACAGAACCCTGTCCTTTTGTTGCGCCTTTAACCCATAAACCAAGTCGTTTTAATTCTTCGCCAGATTTAGGTTCGGCTGAATCATAGAACAATAGGAATTTATCATACCCCCCTGCCTTTAAAAAATCGGCAATATCACCGTTTGTCATTCCTGTTTTGTAAAGCAGTTCGTGAATATATATTTTATCATTTATTTTTTGCATTAAAACAATCGCCGTTGGGTCATTAGAAAAACCAAAGTCAAGCCCAATAACAGGGTCATCAAATTCTGGAAATTCCGCGTATGGTATAAAAGTCCAATTGTTAAATATTTGCCTTGCTGAAAATACCGCTCTTTGCCCTTCTCCATAAACGCGCCAATAATCTGGGTCGCGTTCTCGCATTCTTTCAATTTCAAATACAAGTTCGTCAGACAAAAACATATTATCCTTGTAGGTTGTTATCCAAGTATCGCAATCTTCGCGTGGTATAATTTCGTTATAAATCCAATGTACAGGGTCTGATGGGTTGAAGTCTAATATTAAAAAATCAGTACATCGCATATTTATTTGGCGAAAATCTTCAAGAGTTAATTCGTTTGCCTCATTTAAAAAAGCAATATTGCGCTTTCTACCACGTATTTTTTGGGGTTCGTCAACGCTTAAAAACTCAACCAAATGGTTTTTATAATAAAAAGTATTTTCCGCCTTATTATGATTGCCAACATAATACATTCCTATCTTTTCCATTATCTGGATTAAATCGCGCATAACAGAACCTTTTAAAGCTGGCAAGGTTTTACGAATTACCGATATTGTAAGCGGTTCGGTTGAGGTTCGCAATAGATAGGTTATATACTGACAAATGGCGTAGGTTTTGCCGCTTCTTGTCCCCCCCTGGTGAATCCTGAAACGCTTATTGGAATTTAGTAACTGCTCAAACTGTACGTTACAGTCAATTATCATCTTTTTTGTTTACTCTATACTGAACCACTTCGGTTTCAAGTCTGCCATCGTGTACAATTTCCTGGCGTTCTACATAACCTCTGTTTTTCCCTTTTGTCTTTAATAAAAATAAAGTCGCTGCTGGTTGGTGGTTTTCTACCATTTTATGTAAAGCCGATTCAGCAAAATCTAAAACCACGTTTTGAATATCTTCTACTGCGTCTTTATATTCTTTATCTTCTCTTAACCAAAGATAATGAGTTGTTCTTTCAATACCAACCATCTTTGCAGCAGTAGTTACAACGCCCAAAGTTTTTTCTAAAGCCTCAAGCATAGCCTTCTTTTTTATAGCTGTTGATTTTTGTTGATTCATTTTACAAAATTACATAAAAAAATCCCAGAGCCACAAACTGGGATTAATGCAATGAAAAGTCGAACAGAGGTGGCTTTTATTTTTTAATATTACCACAATAAAGGCAAATATCTTCTTTTTGTAATTCTGATTCTTGTTCTTTATCCTCTTGTAATTCTTGAATTTCTGGAAATTGCGGTAAATCCATTCCCCAATCTTTTAACTTTTGACCGTCCCAATCATTAGCTATTACATCCCAATCCCATTCACCATAACCAAGATTATCTTTTATAATAAACTCGTCTTTTTGTTCTTTAGTCCAGCCAATAACTTGTTTAATTGGAACCTCAAAGACCCCCGCCGATTTTAACGCTTTAAGGCGCATATTTCCGCCTAAAACAATCATATTTTCATCAACCACTAAAGGTCTTGTTTCAAGCATTTCTGGAAACTCCTTAATTGATTTTACCAGCTTTTTAAATTTAGCGTCCGTTATAAATCTTGGGTTTTCGTCATTCGGTTTTATTTCCGCTATGTTTACTTTTTTAATCATCTTGTTCTTTTGTTGTTAATGCGTATGCCGCCCCCATAATAAATCCAAAGGCTATTAATCCGAAACCGTAAATTAAATCTAAAATCATTGATTTTTAAACCGCTTTAATTGTTCTTGCTCTGCTCTATAACGGTAAGCATCTAAAAGCGAATCATCGTTTACTATCATATCGAGTTCGTAGTCCGTGTACGTTCCCCAAAATTTGTTTTCCCAATTCATAATAAAATTAATTTCTATAAAAGTAAAAAAATATTTTCAAATATAAAAATTATTTTATTGTAAACCAATGAATATTCATTCCAATAATAATAAAAAAGAATTGTAAAGTGTGGCGTTTATCGTCTGCTATGGTTTCTATTAACTCAATATCTTCGTTTGAATAATTTATACCAACCATTGCGCCATAGATAGGAAAAAAATCAATTTGTAGCATCCTTTAATTTTTCATAAAGGTAAATATAAAATTCATAAATCCTTTGCTGCAAATCATCCTTATCGTGTAACTTACCCGTGCTTCTTGCTACGCCATCGATTACATAAACCAGCTGAAATTGTTTACCCCTAATCTGCGGATAAATCTTTATATCGTTATTTGTACACCAGCTAAACGCCTTGTAAAACTTTGGTAAAATATTATAGTTCATCAAATATTGAAGTTTGTAATTCGTTTTGTTTTTTCATAATTCCTAAAGCCGTTTCTAATATAGTTTTACCAGCTTCATAATCTACAAGGTTTCTTGCTATCTTATCTTTTTTTTGAATCCCTTTGTATTTATAAAAATTATAATCGTGAAACTCACATAAATTTTTAAGCTCATTAACCCCACTACAAACACTAACCTTTCTATTTGATAAAATATGTGGCAAATCAAAGTTACACCAATATATGTGGCGATTTCTTTTTTGTCCAGGAATTAATGGTTCATAATATGGAATAACATTTTCAACGACAAACTTTCCTTTAAAATGATTTTTTAAAAAAATTATTTCTTGATATAGTGTCATATCTGGGTAAATTGGTTTTTTACCATTTGCGCCCATTCCCCAAAACCTTGCTCTACTATGAGTAGGACAAGGAGGACTTGACCATATAAAATCAAACTCTTGGTAGTGGTCTAATAAGTATTTGTGTGCATCTGCAACAATTACTGTATCATTTGGAAAGCGTTCTTGATAAAGTTTAGCCAGTTCTGCGTCCCATTCAACAGCTGTAACTTTAATATCTGCAACCTCATCCCATTTGTATCTGTTTCCACCTAAACAAGCATATAAGTTTAGTATTTTCATAATCAAAAAGGTAAATTATTTGTAACGTCTAATCTTTTTACTTTTTCAAGGTTTCCATTTTTATAGACCCCCCCGTTCTTAAAATCTGGTGCAATAGTAAATTTGCCCTGTTGCCCGTTTTCCTTTCGCTTTACTTTTTGGACGTAAACCTCAACGTTATCACTTCCGTATTCGTTGCGCTGTCCTATTTGGCGGTAAACCGTAAGGCAGTTATAAGCCTTGTTAAAAAAATCTGATGAGCCTGATATATCATAAGGCGTTGGGACTTTGTAACTGCCGTTGTCGGCTTCCATTTTTCTTGGGTGCGCTACTAAAAACAAATGCGTTTTAGTTTGTTGGCAAAATTGCGTTATTTCAGAAAGCATACGACCAATATAACTGTGGTCTTTTTGCGCTGAATGGTCAAGCATATTCCAAGGGTCAATAACACAAATATTAATACCTTTTTGAAAAACTAAATCTCTAAAATTATCAAGCACCCCTTTTAGTGTTAAATTTTCAAGGTCTATTTTAATAAAATAAAAATGATTTTCAATAAAATTTTTACTCGCGTTTAGCGTATCGTTATCGCAGTTGCGCTCATTTAGTTTATTTGCTATACGTTTTATATGCCCCTCATAAGGAAATGATTCAGGCGCAAACATTCCGACCCTAAAATCTTGGTTCATTGCAAGGTTGCAGCAAATCTGGTCAACAACGTCAGACTTTCCGCTATTAGGTATGCCAGTAATAACAGACCATTCTCCCAAAGCCAATTTAAAATAAGTATCGCTATCAGTAAGGTTAATACTATAATTTTTAATTCCGTTTGCATTGTAATTTAATACGTTTGACCAAATATCGTCAATGTTTACGATACCCTCTAAAGGAAAGTTTTTAGCGTCTTTTAGCTGGTTTCTTAAAACCTCTGCGCCTTTATTTACAAGAACATCGTTTGCGTCTTTAAACTCTTTAAATTCTACGTATTTACAACGATATTGTCCAAACCTACGCGCAAGTTCATTTCGTAATGCTAAACCTGGTTGGTCGTTATCCGTGCATAGTATTATTTCTTTTTTATCCTTAAAATACTCCCAGCAGTTATCTAAATATTCAAGGCGTTGGTTTCCCTTTGATGCGCCGTTAGGAACACTACAAACCGAATAAATACCAGCTTCGTGTAATGATAATGCGTCCATTTCGCCCTCTACGATGTAAATCGTGTCCATTTCTTTTATAGCGTCCAAGCCATAAAAAATAAGTTCAGCCCCCCGTACCATTTTAAAATTCTTTTCGCCATCACGATACTTGATATTCACAAGTTCGTTTTCGCGGTAATATTTAAAATTGATAGCCGTGCGGTTTTTTGATACTTGTGGAAAGTATTCCTTTGATTCGCCTATTCTCCAATGCGCTATTGTCGCCTCTGAAATGCCTCGCTTATTAAACCATTTTATTGTTCTAAATGATAGTTCAGTTTCAACCTCTGGCGGTTTTATATACTCAACCTTTGGTTTAAATTTTACGTTGCCAGACCAACCGCAGTTGTGGCAATTATAAACGCCTTTAGATAGGTTAATCGAAAGCGGTTTATCAGCTTTGTTTTTTCTATCGTGCGAACATTTAGGGCATTTTAGTTTTTGTTCTTCTGCGTTGCCTTTAGGCTCTATGCCTATGGCTATAAATTCGTTTATCATAATGCGTTTTTAAGTTTTTTAATTCCGTAGTTGTCTGCTAACTTAACAAGATAATCTTTAATATTTTCATTTCTTTTAAATTTTTTTCCCTTGTAATATGTTTCAATTACTGTTGTATTTTCCATATTAACTATTTCATCTGTTTCTGTTTCGTGCTGACAATACACTAAAAAAGCATCGCCGTTTGTTTTTTGCCAACAATCTACAATCCTTTGAAATAATAACTCTTGACCGAATGGCACACTAACGCCTTTGTATTTAACCTCAAAAATTATTAGGTATTTATTATCAAATTCCAATACAGCGTCTATATCGCTTGGGTGGATTTTAGAATTTCCTATGCCTTTAAAATCTAAAACTTGTTTAATTCGTTTTTCGTATTTTATCATATAATTGTTTTTAATCTTCCCAGTTTACAGTTTTTAAATCCTTACCAAATTTATAATCGAAAAGGTCGATGTATTTAATATCGTCCTTGTTTCGTTTTCGCAGCTTTGTGATTGATAAATAATTTTGCGCCCAGAAATTATCCTGTCTTGCTCTTTGCGTTAAAATATAAACCTTGCGCGGGTGGTGTTTATCTTTGCGCCAAAGGTCATCAATTATTTGCACCCATTTACGTTTTGCATCTTTTGTTTTTGGGCGCGTTTCTTCTGGAAATAATTCGACAATATTTAAAAAACAAGATTGTACTGGTGGGTCAAAATCGGCGAATGTTTTTTTAGGTTTTTCGATTTTACCCTTTACTTTATTTAATAATACTTTATTATTATCTATAATAGTACTATTATTATTATTATATATATTATTATATATACTATTACTTTGTTGCGTATTTACCGCCACGGTGTTTTCCGCTGCGGTTTTTCCCGTTACGGTTTTTTCCGCCACGGTGGTTGGGGTGTCATTTAAAAAATAATTATACCCTGCAAACTTTCCGTTTTGGCGCACTTCTTTACGAACCAAAAATCCAACAGAAACCAATTCTTTTATTCTGGCGTTAATTGAATCCTTGCCCTCTTTAAAATGACCAATGATATATTGAACGGTAATCGTAAAGCCCGACTTGTGTGAAAACAGCCAACAGTATAAACCAGTTGCGCCAACAGATATACCTTGATGGCGAAATATCGCGCTTGGGATAACCGTGTAGTTATCGAATCGCTGCGGCTTGTATATTTTGTTTACTTCCATAAAAAAAACCCTTGACGTTGATGCAGTAGAGGGTACATCGCAATCAAGGGTCGGTTTACCAACCTAAAAATTTTCAAAATGCAACCTCTACTTTGCATATAACAAATATATAAATTAATCTTCTTGTTCTAAAATGTTTTTAAGTTTATCGCAAAACGCTCTTATATCGCCAAAAATATATTGAAACGCCTCTAACTTAATTGGGTCATCTTCAAATAATTCAAACAGCACCTCAATAAGCAGTTCATATTCTGCCAAGGTCATCATTCCAACGTATTCATAGCTTACAGGAATATCGCCAGCAGAAGTATTTCTAACATACTTTGGTCGCTGTCTTGTTTCACTCCAATAAACCCTACTGTATTTGCTAAATTTCATCTTAATTGGTTTCTATAAAATTAGATATTTTTAAAGTAATTATCTATAATTTTTACAGCATCGTCATAATTGTTTACCCATAATGCCTCCCAATTCGCATTTTCAAGCGTTTTAAGGCACTTTCTCTGGTTAGGTGTAGGTTTATTATACCCGACCTTTAATTCGAGCGCTAAACCGCATTTAAATGCGTTTTTGTAAAATACTAAAATATCGGGTATACCAGATACCCCCCCAAGATATTTAAATTTATAACGCTCAAATGGGCTTCTGCGACCTTCGTTAGCAACGTGAATCGCAAATGCTTGTGGATATTTAGCGTTTAAATAATACATAACAGCGTGCTGTAATCTATCTTCCTTTGTTAAGTATTTTTCGTAGGGGTTTTTTCGCATATCTTAAAAGGTGTGGGTGAATCTTTTTAACATTTAAAATTCCGTAAACTTTTTTTGAATTTTCTAAAATGATTTGAAGTTTGTTTTTTTCATCCTCAATCATTTTTTTTGTTTTGTTGTAATTTGCCACAAAATCTGCATCAGCTATACATACGTAATCAAAGTTTCTTAAAGCGTGTATTACCGTAGCGTGATTACGATTAACTGATTTACCGATACTATCTAAAGAAGCACCAGGAAACATTTCGCGGCATATTTTAAAATAAATAAACCTCAAATAAACAATATGGCGTTTGCGGCTTTTATCCGATAAATCAACATTGTGAGCAGTTTCGATTATTTGCTTTACATCAGTTTTTGTTAAAATTCCCATAACTTAAATTATTAATGCACCGTCTTTAGCGGTTTCGTTTGTTTTATATCCCTGTATAATTCCTGTATTTAAATATAAACGCCAATCTTCCAATGCAGAATGAAAGGCGTTAATTCCTTGTTCGATTAAATCCTCCGACAATCCATAAACTTCTACCGTAAATGGGTATTTAGTTTCTACGGCTATAAAGCGAAAGTTTTCAATTGGAAAGCCAAGTATTAGCGAATAAGCTGCCGCTTGTAAATGATAAGCCCACTTATAAATATCACTTCTAAAAGCACGTGGCGAATTATCTTGACAAGTTTTTACATCAGCAATATATTGACCAACGTTATTCATTACATCTGGGCGCACCCTTACAGGCACTCCTTTGTATTCGCCATAATGTGAAAGTTCCACAATACCGTTGCAGTATTTTTTAGCCAATTCGTGATGGTTAAAGTTGCGCATAATCGACTGAATAATATCGCTATCTTCTTGTCCAATAACTTTTTTGCCTTGCGACTTTTCGATATGTTCTTGATATAATACCTTATCTACTTTTTTACGCAAGTCTAATTTTGGGACAACGTAATATTCAGAATTATATACGTCTGGTTCAAGCATTGCGGTATGTATCGCAGTTCCAAGACTCATCGCAGACGTTTCTTTTCGTATCTGGTTAAGGTGGTGGTAAACCGATTTCTTATAAATTGTTTTTAGTCCACTTGCTGAAATCTCCCCCCTACTATGATACTGTTCGTTAGTATCTTTTACCGTTTTCATAAAGTTGTTTTTCTAATTCTTCGATTCTTACTTTTAATCTAAATACTTCGCTTTTAAGTTGGTTACATTGCGATTCTGATATGCTTAAATACTCATTTAAAGCATTAATGCGCTCAACCATAAATTGGTGGTCATCTTCTGGCGTGTTATCATAAATTGTTTTCATAACTAAAAAATAAAAAGGGGCAGCCCTAAAGCCACCCCGTTAAAAATTTAGAAAGGTAAATCGCCACCTACTTCTGCTGGAGTTTCAACCTTTGGAGTAGATTCTGGCGACCAAGTATCTAATTCAATGTAAGGCTTTCCGCTCTGGCTTTTTAGTATGTTTAGATTTACCCACCCATCTTGTTTTTTATTTGCTTTTAAAAACTCGATGGCATCATCAACCTTAATGCTGATGTTCCCAATTACAAAATCGGGTGCTGATTCTCTACGTTTAAAAGAGAAGCCGTTTGCAAAAACTTTTTCGTTGCTCATAATTTGAATTTTAATTTAATTGTTTCTTTGTACTCGTTTTTCATTTTATAGGCAGCAAGTACTTTTTCCGCCTGTTCTTTAGTGCCTTTTAAAGTTGCTTTTAATTGGGCTTCGGTAAGCCAAGCACGTTCATCTTTTTCTTGGTTTGTAATCGCGTTTTGAACCTCTTCGCCACTTGCTATGCTGGTGTCAATTCCAATCCCCAGATAACCAAGTGCGCGACCTAATGCGGAGGTGAAACCGTTTTCCACAAATGAGGTTTTATTTATATAGGTGCTATCACGATATTCTTGTGCGTGTGCCGATACTATCGGGTCGCCTTTATCGTCATAAATAGTA